CAATGCCGCGGATTATGGCGGCATTGGCGTGGGCTTTCTCCCTGACCAGCTCGAAGTCGCTGACCCCGATTTCTTTGGAGAAAGAAGAAGAATATTCTTCTTTCTCTTTCTTTTGGGTTCTGGTGTTCTGGTGTTCTGGTGTTTGTCCCGATGTAACACCGTTACAGTTCCGATGTAACGCCGTTACATTCTGGTCTGAACGATGCTTAGCGACACGTTCGGCGCTTTTCACGCGAGCGTGCAACACCTGCTCCTTGCTCCGGTTGTGGACGAGATAATCGTGAATCAGCCAACCGCCGTCAACCTCCTCCAACATGCCCTCGTCCACCAAAGCCCTGACCTGCTCTTCGGTCGCACCGAG